CTTTTGGCAGGGTCCACCCCGTCCAAAAGTGGACTCTTGGTCTCATTGATTGCTTTCAAATATTCCGACAAGGGGGTGCTCATTTGAATGAACATTCCATCATTAGTTGAACCATACACGCAGCCAGATTGATCTCCATGTCGGCGGCGAAGGCTGCCTTGTATTGGTACTCTGCAAGGATGAGGATCGCCTGTGGGATTGAACCTACCTCCATACTCTCGTACAACCCATCGTAGACTGCACGAAAGAGTCTGGTAGGATCATTATCAAGATTGTCCACAACCCACCGGCGAACCCCACTGAAATCCTTGTCTTTCATGTATTTCACCAACTCACGAACCTGAACATCTGCGACAAAATTAAGAATACCGACATCAATCTTGCCGCAGGAAGAATACCGCTGGAGTTCGTTTATGGTTCTGCGGAAGTCAGGGAAATACTTACCAACCAATTGTGCGACGACCTTTTGATCATATTCGACTCCTTCTGTTACCAATATCTCTTCGATTCTTTTCAGGAATCTGGTGGCAATCTTTGGTCGTTCCTTGGTTGGAATTTTGAAGTCTATGCAGGTGCATCGGGAGTGTAGTGGTTCGATCACTCTATTTTTGAAATTGCAGGTCAGAATGAATCGGCAGTTTCCTGCAAACTCCTCAATGAAACCACGCAGTGCTGGCTGTGTTGATTGTGCGTTAGAGTAATCAAACTCGTCGAGGATGACTACCTTCTTTACGCCATCGGTCAATGATATAGATGATGCAAACTGGCGTATCTTGGTCCGCAATGTGTCAATGTTACCATCCTCGGAGCAATTCACCATAATCCAATCGCTGCCTATGTCGTTGCAGAGTGCCTTTGCGATAGAAGTCTTGCCGCAACCTGCCCCACCAGACAACAACAAATTCTGTGGTTCTTTTTGTTCCACCATTCTGGTGAACATATCCTGCATATCTTGCGGGAGAATGCAATCACTCACGGTCTGTGGGCGATACTTCTCCACCCACAGACCGATCATATTTTCATTAATTTTCAATTCATGCCTCGTATGTAGAATCAGCGTTCAATGCAACCCAATATTCCAGAGCTTCGTTCTTGTTAGAGAACCTGCTAACAACCTTTTCCGAAATATCAACACGATAGTCACCGGGAAGAATCTTGAGATTCTCCACATCAAAAATAAATTGGAAGTCGGCGAATCCTGTGGTGTATGGACCAACTTGGATGGAATACACGTTAGAAGTCACATCGTTCTTGTCGATGGCAACAATCTCCAAATTCTTTTTGTCATCAGTTGGTCGAACACAAAGGTTCTGAACTTGAAGAACAGATGCTGCCTTCATAATTTCTGCAAAATCCTTTGCCGACAAATCGAAGGAAACAACTGACTTGGGCATAGTGATTTTCTTACTTGTCGAAGACACCAACTTTGAATCGCAATAGAAATAACGAAGACTGGACTTACCACTTTTGATTGTGATGTAATTGTCGTCAAAAACAAAATCCGGGTCTTTGAAAAGACTGGCAGTCGCAAGAAACTTGTTCAGATCCCAAATGGAAAACTGTTTGGGAAATGTCTCGTCTACCTTTGCTTCTGCCATAATCGTCTTGGTTGTACTCAGGGTGCAAATTTCATTGCCCTCTAGTACTAGTATCCCTGCATTGATGGTTGCGAAATTCTTGAGTATATCAAGAGTCCTCTTTGAAATTTTCACGGAATTAGTCTTGGTCTTTGTTGTCGTCGTTGTCATAATGATCATGCCTTTCTTTTTGTTTTGAATTGATATCCGAACTAATGTTGTTCATGTTCTGTTTGTCTTGATTTCGTCTGCCTCGTCTTTTCTTACTCGCAAACGATTTTCTGGCCTTGTTTGCCGACCGATCCCAATCATCCCGCTTATTGGTTTCCCCCATCAGAAATCCCCAATATCCGACATAAGATTTTTCATACCCTTTGAAATCATATAACCTAGTATTTTTGATCTGTTTTGTGAAGGTGCATTGGACCACTGTTCCAAGATGCGATCTTGATATTGTTGTGGAATACAGAGATGCGAGATGAGAGTTTCATTTCTGTTCCATTTTTCTGCAAGAGACTCTGGAACTTTTCCTGTTTTGACCCATACTGATTCAATCTCTGATAATTTTTTCTTTGTGACAGGCACCTGTCTTTTGTCTTCCACTATAAAGCAATCATCATCAGAAAATATATTAGGAACACCATCGGATGAATCACCTCTTATTATATGTTCAAAGAGGCAAGATTTCGCATTTGAAATATCAATAAACTTTTTTTGTAACGGGGAGTATTGTTTTACTCCATCATATATTTGAAGTTGCCCAAAATCCTTGTCACCACTAATAATAAGTATTGGTTCTGAATCGTGATAAGTTTTTGTCAACACGAATATTACATCATCCGCCTCACAACCCGGAACAGAAATAGACTTATATGGGAAGAATTCAGAAACTTCGGAACGGATTTCACCCATTATTTCATAAAACCTATTCCACATATCAGGGTTTTCTTTTTTGATGGTGCGACGAGCAGACTTGTACAACGGAAAGAACTGACGGCGCCACGGAATATCCAATCCTCTTCCTTCCTCACACAACACCAATTCACCATACTCTCTGGAGAACTTCTTTTTGATGTGGCGATAGGAGTTCAATACTAGGTGTCTCACCAAGTTTTCATTGGTTATGTCGAAACTCCTTTGTGAAAAAATGGCGGAATATATGATTTGAGAGTTGTCTACTAGAATCATGATTGCACCTGTACAAGCAGGCAGTGCTTGTTGATACGACCAGTAGGAGGGGCAGATTTCGTTTTCAAAGATTCAAGGATTTTTTTGGTTGCAGAGAAAGTTCTCTTGACCAAAAATTCTTTTGGTTTTCTCACAGTTTTTGTTGAACTGCGGTCTGTCCCCCAACCGACAATAGTAGACCCCTTAACCAGAAGACCACTATTCGCATCAGATGCAATAAAAATAGTCGCTTTGTTGTTTATCGTATTAAACATAATAAGTCCTTGAGCACCAATTATACTACGAGGATCTACCGAAGTCAAGTTATATTCTTCATTTTTGATAGAAAATTTCAATCGTTTGACGGCAATCTCTGGGTTTATTTTTCTTGGCTTCCTGGGTTTCTTTTGAGAATTAATTGATTCTTTTTTAGAACCCAACCCCTGCAACACAGTCTTTAATATTACAACCAATCTCTTTATTGATTTGTCTTTCAAAAATGAATATGCTTCCCGTAATTCGGGGTCACTATTATCACCAGCCGCAACCATTTCTTGAAGAAGTCCTTCTATCCTGTTCTGAATAAAAGGAATACTAATTCTATTCATTGGGGTCTTGGCGATCCAAGGACTCATTGTGTCCACACACCTGCCCTGTTGACAGTTCGTCATTAGGTCATCCATATTAGATTCAAACTCCATAGCAACAGAATCTGCCTTTGCTTGTAAATGCTCCTGGATTTTTGGTGAGTCTTTTACCTCTCGTCTTGATCTGCATCTGGTAATCAGCTGATCCATATCAGACCGAATAGTTGCCAATTGTTCCTTTGTGAACGGAAATCCTCTAAAGAACATTCTACAATACGGCGCAGCCGCCAACAATTCAGATTTTGTTGCTCTTCCCAAGAGTGAAACTTCTTCGACTCTTTGTTCGGATCTCAACCAACTCTCTGTCCATTTTTTGGCACTACTATGGTTTACTGACTGTCTGTACCAATACTCGGCACGAGCAAACGAGGTATCACACAATTCCTTTGTCGTTAGAATGCTCATATCAAAAATGGGCTCGTCGCCACCGTTCAATGTTCTGTTTACTTTTTCTTTTGAAAATTTTCTATTACTCATGGTGTGCTCAATACGCTAAAATTATTGACTTTCTTGTAGATAAGTATGTTTGGGAATTTGTCTAACATTTGATCTGATTTGTGACTGATGACAAAAACATTATTATTTTTACTCATGTTCTGAAGAATCTTTACCACTTCTTCCGTACCGACTGCATCCAACGAGGAGTCAAAAACCTCATCCAATATGAGTAGATTCGTGTTTGCCGAATTTTTTAATTTAGCAATATCTCTCCATGCAAGGAGCAGACTCAAATCTATCCTCAATTTCTCTCCCTCACTGAAATTTTCATATGAAAAATCATCATGATGTCTGCTTTTTATGATCTCCACGAAATCTTCATTTATACTAAAGTGTACAAAGAAATCCATAGAAGTCAAGTACTTATTTACTATTTTATTCAGGGCGGGTATATATTTCCTTATGATTTTCCTCTTTATACCACTATCCTTTAGAAGAACCCCCACTAATTCCATAATATGGACATTTTCGACCATTTCTTTCCTATTGGTCTCTCCAGAGATAAAATCAGATTCAAGAACAATCTTGCTGTCCTTTTCTGACTGCACACCACTCTTTTCTGCCTTTGTGCTTTCTTCTAAATCACATAATTGTTGTATGTATTTTTTACAACTCTCTATTTTAGAGTCCAACCTACCAACATCCCTCTCTAGTTTATGCACCGTTTCTACTTCTGCCTTTTGAATAGTGATGGTTGTTTGTCGTTCTTCGACCATTGCTGTTATTTTCGTTATTGCCTCTTGGATCTCTGTGATTCTTTTTAGTTTGGTACTCAATTTAGAAACCCTAAAATCTTCTTGAATTTCTTGACTGCAAACAGGGCATTCGGTATTTTGGTTGTAAAATAATACCTCTTCGTTTGTCTTTTTCAAACTAGACTGCAACTGTCGAGAAACCAAATTCATTTTCTGTAAAGACTGCAAATCATTTTCCATACTCACCACACCATTCGTCTTTATATCAGCAAGAATATAATCTCGTTCACCATACAATCCATCCAGCACAGACCGTTCGGCAGATTTCTGCGACCGATATGAATCAATTTGTGTATCGGATCGCTGTTCAATTTTGCCTATAATGTCAGTTTTGTGCTCTATCTTTAGTCGAATAGTTTGTAGTTCTCTTTCATTTGCCTTTAGTTCGTCCTTTGCTGTGATGATCTTGTTCTTTAGTATATCGTTCATTTTGGAGAATATACCTATATCCAATAGATTTTCTACTATACTCCTACGATCCGCAGCGGACAATCGCATAAAGGGTATATATCCCGTAGACCCCAGTATAACAACCTGGCAAAATGTCTTGAAATTCATCTTCAGGACTTGGTTTTCTAGTATATGTTGGTAATCCTTTACATTCGCGGTTTGCTCTACCATAACCCCATTCTTTTCTACAGTGAATAATTTGGGGGCAAGACCACGACAAATTTTATAAGAAACACCATTGACGGTCAGTTCGATCTCGACAACACAATCTTTTTTGTTTATGGAATTCACTATTTGTGGTATGTTTATTCCTCTGTAGGATTTTCCATACAACACAAAGGTTAGTGCATCCAACATTGTGGTTTTACCTGCACCATTGTCTCCACATACTAAAGTTGTAGAAGCAGAGTCTAATTGCACCTCGGTAAAGTTATTACCGGTACTCAATAAATTTTTCCATCTCAATTTACTAAAAAAAATCATATTTCTCTGTCAATTTTCTTGGGAGTTTTGTGTTTCGGTATACAATTCTCGTAAAAATGTCTTGAGTCTTCCTATGTCCACATTCTGCAAACCTTCGATCTCTCTATTGATAATGGTGAATGTGTCCTCCTTTAGATCCACTGCTTCGTCCTCTTGGATATCTGGTGTGAGATCTTCTACGATTATTACATTATGTGGATTCATAGAATACAAAGACTCTATAAATCGTTCAAACAAATATGGTTTTGTTTTTGCATGAACTATAACACGAACAAATTTACCACGGATCAATTTTTCAGGGGCAAGTATGGGGTTGGTTGACTCTGATTCTGTGTCGTCATATTCTATTTGGGAATATATGGTGTATGGATTTGCGACGAACTCCAAGTCACCAGTGTCTGTATCCAACACATGAAACCCTCTAGTCTCCCCAAAATCATTCATGGTTATTTGATAAGGGCATCCCAAATAGTGAATATTGCCTTTGGAATGTCGGCAATGGAAATGCCCAGAATATACTGCATAGAACTTATTGAATAGGTCACTATTCATGCCACCCTCGAATGGTAGGTTTTTCAACACATTGTACCCATTCAATTCTAAATGCCCACAGAGTATATCACTCTTTGCGGTCTTTATGAACTTCAACGATTGGGCTTCGTTCTCTTGGTTGATCCAAGGCAGCAAAGCAATTGGTCTACCATCGAATACCTGAACACATGGTTCATTGTGTACTATGAACTGTCCAGAAAACAATTCTTGTAGTGAGTTCACCTGACTCGTATTTTTATAGAATATGTCATGGTTTCCTAATATGCAATGCATTTCTGCACCACTAGCCTGGAGTGGTTTTATGAACCGTTCCCTCACCGCATTCAGGGTTGCATAATTGACAAATTTTCTACGATCCATAAAATCACCCAAATGCAGTATGGATGCAGGACGATGCAATTCTACCCAAGGAAAAAACACCTTGTCGAAGAACTGCATGAAATGATCCAAGTATATGGGCGAATCATTCCTTGCACCAAAATGCGTATCACAAATAATCGGTAACTTCATTTTTTCTTTTTAGAGATTTTTATTTTTTTCTTTGGGGTTTCTTTGTCACCAGTTTTTGAATTTTCAAAGTTCTTTATATCTGTTTCTGATATGATCGCGGGTTTTGTCATACCATCACCCAAATAATTCTGTCTGTACCACCGTTTCGTATGCGAGTCTTCGTCAGAATTTTCTATCAGTTTTAATTTAATAAATACTTGCTTCTTCTCTTTTGATATCCTTCTGAGGAATGCATAATATATTATTTGTGTAAAATATGAAAATGGGTTGCTTGATTTGTCTGGATTAAAATTATATGCATACAACACACAATTTTCTATACCATCAGAAATCATCTCGTCCCTGTAGTGGTAGTTCATAAAATTTGGTTTTCTTGAAAGTCCTTCGGCAATACTCATAAAACAAGTACCGATATATTCGGTCACTGGCGGGTGTTTTGTGCCAGCGGCATTGGCAGCATTAACCCCATCCTTCCATATTTTCATCTCTTGGAAGAATAACTTGTTGTCGATATAATGTTCTTTTTGTTTTTTACTCATAATTTTCTTTCACCGAAAGTATACCACACATAACGAACTTGTCAAGCATTATTCTTTGGGTTCTACAGGACCTGTCGGACCATCATTCATATAATCTTTCAAAAATGGAGACCAGTCGACAGGAGAATTTCCAAATGTTGGTTTCTTAGTTTGGTCTGGTGTTGGTTCTTTCCACGGAGCCTTTGAAATCTTTTTGGCCGGTGGTGCCTTCTTCTTCTTTTGTTTTGGTATGGGGTTGCCAAATGGAATGACAGGACCACCAAACAAATCTGATGCGCATTGTTGTAGATACTCAAACACCCCCGTCTCGACCCACTCTTCCATTATTTCTTGTGGGATCATGATCGTGAAGGACACCCCTTGTTTTTTCTGAAATGGGTTGGGAATCATGTTACCTGGCGGAGAATTCATTTCTTCAAAAGATGGCAACCCCATTGACTTCATCAAATCATCCATACCAGCCAACTCCTCTTTGGTGAATGAACTCACATCAGAATGAGGAGGTTTGGGAGTAGTGTTTGGTTTTCCACGAGCAGGGACAATAGTCTTGCTACCCAAATTAGTGGCGTTTTGCTTATCCTGAGATTCTTTTTGTAATTCGTATAATTTCGCTAAATCTATTTCGGGGGTTAGCTCTGCAATAATAAAATTCTTTGGTATGGTTATCTTTATCTCTATACTTTCCAACCAATTCGTGAAGCAAATCGACTGCCTCTTGATTCCATTAAATGGGTTTATGTCAACATCTTTAATGATCAACATTGGTCGTTCCAATACAACACCCGTGCGCGTCTTTGAAATTACCTTTGCGATAACTTCTTCTCCACTGCGCAATTTCAAAACTCGAACTTGTGACTTCTTTGGTATCATATCTTGTCTCCTATATCTATGTTAATGGTTTTGTAAACGAACCCCTCACCATCATAAAGTTTCATTCTTTCTTTCATATGGCGTAATGTATGATTCGTCCAACTCTTATATGACAAATCATCACCGATATCATACAATCGGGCAATTGTTTTATTTTCTGATACTCTCAATTGTCTTCCAATACTTTGCAATACTCGTATTCGGGACTTTGCTGGTGATGCAAAAACAATATTATGAAGTCTTCGTATAGAGATTCCAGTACTAAATGTGCCATATGATGCAATGATGATTGCGTTGTCCTGCGTTTCCACGATCTTTCTTATCTCTTCTCTTTCGACTGCTTCTGTTGCTCCATAAACAAAGAACACCTTTCGCGAGGAATCCACAGCATCAGTAACCATTTTATGAAGACCCTGACCATGCCCTTCTACGAATTGAAACAGAACTAGAGTGTTTCCCTTTAATTTTTCACACAACCCAGTTATGAATTGGTTTCTATGTTTTGATCCGATCAGCCATTTTATTTCGTCTTGATATTTTGCACGCTTCATCAATTCTCGATCTACTGGTGGATGCTTCAGCACCAGACAATCAATAGTCAGATCACTCAATATTTTCTTTTCCATGAGGTCTTTTGTCTTTGTTACTTCAAAGACTCTACCAAACAGACCCTCTAATACCAATCTGTGTGTTTGCGTCCCGTCCAATGTTCCTGTTGTTCCTATACGATATGGACACTTCTTTAGTTTGGTCATAATAGAAGTGAGGGATTTGGCAGAAAATAAATGACAATTAGATACATTGATTCCTTCTGCAAAATAATTGTGGTTGTCTTTTATGTGAAGATTAAAAACCTCGTTAGAAGATTCGATTTTTTCTATGGATACTATTACAGATTCATTATTCATTTCGTGCCTTCTTCAACCATTTCAATCTATTTTTTATTTTATCATAATCTAACGAACAATCTTTTATTTGTTGTATCATGCTGTCTGTTTTACATTTATTGAAATATTCCTCGTCTAATATCTTAAACAAATATCCTTGTTCTTTAACAGCCTTTGCTTTGTCGTGGAGTGTATTTTGATACTTTGTTGGTTTTATTTCAATGATCGTGTTTGTGAGTCTATCATAAAAATCTGTTATGTAAATTCTTTCTCGTTTCAATATCGTGTCATAATATTTTATACGAATTTTTTCATATTCTAATGATGGGTTTTGCATCCAATAAATCATTTCCCACAACGACCTGACTGAATGTTTTGTTCCGTTCAACATAAAATCTAATGTGCCAAACAAACGATAATTCTCTGATTTAGGAGTAAGTGAACCATTCAATATCTTCTCTTTCAAAGCAATACTTATTTTTCTAGCGGCATTTTTTCTAGTTTCGGGGGTCATTCTATGAGAAGTATTTTTTGAACCTTGTTGCCGATCCGATGCTAATTTTTGCTGGCAAATTTCTGAGCAGGTTTTCGCCCAACCAAGTTTAATAGCATTTCCTAAAATTCTTTTATGTGGCATTTTACAACACCTGCAAAGCGGAATCCCATACGCCAATTCTAACATCTTTTCCTTTGTTTTAAATGGGTCCTCTATTAAAAATAGATATTCTGATAAATTATTCCTAATAAACCATCCTCGTGGATTTCGAGCAAAGCTCTTTTTACTGCCATTTTTGATAAAATCAACCATTTTTTCTTTGTTTGACATAGGGGCACACTCCTTCAATGTTATTTATAACATCCCCTATTTTAAGCTCATCTGTTCTTTTCCATACACCAGTCTTTAACCTTACCTTATGATTGCCTGTTATTTTTAAAATCTTCCCATCATTTGTTTTTACCTCATACATTTGTTCCTGTAAAGATATGTTCTTGTGAACATATAAAACTGGTTTGTCTTCTAAAATATTGGTATCTTCATTGACGGTTTTTACCATATCCCCTATTTTGATTTTTTTTATTTCTACCATACTCCCATCAGACATGGTTATTGTCGTATTCGGGTCCAAACATTCATCCCCGAAAACTGCAGCGAATTGATCGAAATATTTTTCTGGCTGTTTGTACACAGACTGCCAAGTAGAAATAAAGACTCTTGCAGAAGACCCTTTGGATTCTCCTGCGGTAATCTTGTAACAATTCTTTTCTACATCCCAACCATTGTCAGAAGAATAATCGCGGAAATCTGAATACATTTGTTGGACAAGAGAAACCGTCGGGACTAGAATTATCATTTTCTTATCTTTCGGTATCTTGTCCAAATAATATCGAATGATTGTGTAGATAATCAGACTCTTGCCAGAACCCGTAGGAGACAGAAGAAGGCATCTATCTGTTTGTAATGCCCGAAGTATTGCCGCGATTTGGTGCTGATGCGGTTTGACAGGTTTACCGGCAACACATATTTGTAGATAATCCTCTACGAATGTAGCAACCATATCTTCCGTTATTTTTGTCTCTGCCCGAAATGGCACAGAGATACTGTAGTCTCGATCCTTTGCAAACTTGATCACATAATCCAATAGACCACAATATATTAATTGAGTATGAACATTGAATAAGTGTATCTCCCCATTCCACAACCGAGATCGATACGCCGGCATAAACTTATATCCAGGAACCTTGAATGTGAAATGATCGGACAACTCACGAGCAATAGATCGTTCGCAATGAATCTGCAGCCATACAGAGTCTACCGCACTCACATCAATGTCTATCATTAGACTAGATCTTTCCCAGATATTACTCTGCCATCAAATCGAATAGTCTTGTCTGTTACGATTTCGCCCCTCCAACCAACAACCTGAATACCAGAATCCTTCATCATGTTCAATCCATGCCATACAGATTCACTCCATCGAGGCGGTGTTTGCTCTACCAAAGCACTGAAAGTAACAACCCGTCTAATACCAAATTGAATTATTGCTCTGGCACACTCCGAACACCCAACCCAAGTACCGTATAATTGAAGACCGTTCGTGCGGATACCATTTTCTACAGCCTTGTACAAAACTCTGCGTTCAGCGTGTTCTGTGCAGTAGTTTTTGTCGATTAGGGTCTTTGGGTATCCAACAGCAGCCAACCCTCCAGGAACCTCATTCCACCCCGCCAGGACGATGCCAGAGAGCCATCCGAATGACACCAATGCAGCGGCAACTTGTGTATTTGGATCTGTGCTATGATCTGATGCCATGCGAAACACATCTTTCAAATATAGAGCATCTCGATCTTCATTTTCTTGATCGCAATCTAGTACAGAAGACCAATCATTGACCATTGGTGAACTTTCTCCAATCGATTGCGTTCTTTATCTTCCAGTGTCTACTATTCAATTCCTTTATTATTTCTTCCAACAGAACAACCTTCTCCTGTTGATACCCGATTCGTTGGTGCATTTTAATAAGATCCGCATCTGCATTCAAATATAGATCCAGATCACTACGCAATATTTTTAATTGGAACGGCTGCCAACCCCGTGCATCTAATTGCTCTTGGCTGGTTTTACCGGTGTAGTACTCCCATTTGTCCCGTTGGAGTGTATGGAATTCGGACTGATATTTCTTACACATCATTCGTTCCGTGAATAAAAAATTCAAGTATTTACCGTGTAATTGTGGTATCTTTAGTGATTCTGTGTCCAACGCAAGATCACTTATGCACGTATCTTTTTCTATTTCTGATTTCAATTCGTCTAATGTCATAATACACATCATACACCGCAAATGGATCTCTGTCAACTACAAGGTTGTTATTTTATAAGATTTCTATATCATAACTCCGGAAAGAGAATGTCACGCTTGCGACAAAAGGTTCCGGATCTACCATTGCCGAGGAAAAATCAAGTGAGGATAGGGTTTTTGGAAAAACATCCGTGAAGGTGACATTTAATTTTGGTTGTTTTGCAGAATTCAGAATTAATATATTTGCAGTTGAGGTATGAGTGTTCGCGGGTTTGATTTCTGCGAACCCGTCCACTGGGACCGTGCTGCGCATCCATTTGAATATTTCGAGCCAGTTTCCAAGATTCTCGTCCACGACGAACGTGATGTTGAGATCATCAAAATCCATCTTGGAAGGTCGTTTTATTGCCATGAAGGGGGTCGGTATCATAACTTCCGTGACCGTTACATTGGGGATCGATGCGCTTTGACAAAAATAAGTCACAAAAGGCAGACGGGCAATAGTGAACCGGTAGTACGTTGGTAAGAGCGGATTCATGTGCTGCGGATATCTGGCTAAAATATCCATCGGGATTTCTGCGAATGAGAATGGTTGAGACATTTAAATGCTCACTTTCGCCAGTCCGAATAGCCGGATCAGATATATTATTGCTACTTTAGTCACACTAGTATTTATACAACCAAAGAAAAAGGAGGGGACTTTTGGTCCCCTCCCCTTTATATTTGAATCTTGATTACTCTATTACGAAGCGACACCATGTAAATTGTCAACTCTAAAAATTCGGTAGTAAAGATTAGAACGCTTCTCAATTCTTCCCAAACCTTGGTTGGTGCCTTCTGCAAAGGGATTTGCTACCATTCCATAGCGCGTTTTAAACGCGATTTTTGGTTGGAAATTTACCGGATCAACTGCTCTCATCATCTGCAGCGGAACATAAGGGCAATAGAAGATACCTGCATCGTAAGGACTAGATCCCTTATATCCAACACAGACAAAGTTTCCATCACTGGTCGAAGCTGTGTTGACATACGGATCAATGTAAACCTTGATCTTGCCGTTGAGAGTTCCTGCAAAAGTACTACCTGTGTCATCAACATCAAGTGTTGCCTTGAGTGCTGGTGTGAGATTCAAGAATCCACCCATTGCGAGTGCGGATGCGACATCTGCACTAACGATGATGAAATTTCCCTTGCCGCGTCGAGTATCCTTGGCGATTTTATTGCACTCACGTTCGATTTGGAACATGAGACCACGGAACTTTTCCGCACTCCAACGACCATCGGCATCTTGGATCAGATCGTAGACTCCACCGACCGCGAGTGAACCCGCGGAAGTAAGACCACCAACGACCGTCTTGTAATACAGATCCGACTGTTGAGCACCGAGCTTGGCAACCTTGTAGATACTTCGCACAACTTCTCTGTTGATTTCCGCAGTAATTTCGGTACTGAGGATGTTCGACAGTTCTGTTTCGGCATCTAAACCGTGAACAGCCTTGAGATCTTGGGCGAGTTCAACAGAGTATGAAGCAGCAAGCATTCTGGTTGCAGCCTGTACTGCAACACGTTCAATCGAGAATGCCATTTGATTTGGTGTAGCATTTTCACTAATGCTTGTCTGGATACCACCACCAGTGGTGAGACCACTTGTTCCGTCATTAATGGTCCCAAAGAAGGGATCAACACCATTAACATTCCAGCCTGCACCAGAAGTATTAGATTGAGCACCACCAGCACCACTTGTTGCTCCAGTGTTGGTTGCAGTAGTAGAACCAGCAAATACTGCATTTGCTTCGTTGTACATTGCTTCTGTTCCGGTCTGCGATTCATATCGGGTTCGCATTGCAAAGATCAGACCTGTTGGGGCCTGCATTGCCTGAACTCCACAGACATCGTATGCCATAAGATTCGGCATCGAGCGACGAACCAATTGGATAAGAATTGGATCGAAACCCCGCATCGAGGGATTTTCTGTACCGATGTTTGGCGACATACCACCACCGGCGGCATTGGTTGGTTGCCCAGTTTCATAGAGAGATTGCAGTCGCATCTCTCGTTCTTGGTTTTCCAAAAGTGTTGCAGTGACTGCTCGACGATGAGCATCAACAATCTTTGGCATATCTGTGTGATCGAGAACAGGCTTCCATTTTCGGATTGCTTGTTCGGTTAAAAGTTCGTTTGACATATCGTGATACTCCTTGTTATTAAATCAATCGAAATGATTGAAGTTTGTTTTTGTGTTATGATACTATTTGATTCAGTCTTCGATACCCTTGTCCATTGATTTTATATATGATTCCATGAGCGGCGACGGTTCAGTACCATCTTCAACAGAGTCTTCCGAAGATTCTGTATCATATGATTCTGAATCAGTCGATTCGTTTACCGAACCAATGTTTTGAATGTTTTCAAGAATGATTGCAAGTTTCTCTGCGAATTGTTCTACCGAATCAAATTCGACAGACTCTGCGAGTTTGCGAAGCTTGTGTGCCTCTGTTGCAGTCAATCCGTCACAGGCTTCTAGGAAAACAAGCTCGCAACGAAGACTATCATTTTCTTCATTCATTTCCATATTCTTTGTGACTTGATCATCGAGTTCTGATCTGACCTTTTCGTAATCTTCCACAGTAGACTCAAACAGATCAAGTTTTTCCTCTGGAATTTCGATGTATGATTCTGTGAACACATTGCGGAGTTTTTCGATGAACCCTTCTGTGATTTCTGTACGAAGACCGTTGTGGACAGCGAGATGATTTTCAGTGATCCATTCGCCGACAACATAGTCCATATACTCATCAATTCGAGTAACCATTTCCTCTGTGACAGCAAGAGTGTGCTCTTCGAGAAGAGTCTCGTACTTGTTCTGAATCTCTTGTTCGATCTCTTCGACTCTGGAATCTAATTGAGCCTCGAACAGGACAGTGATTTCATTCTTGAATTCTGGTGTCAAATCCTTTCCTTCAAAAAGTGTATCGATAGAAACAGATTCGGTACTAACTTCTTCTGTGGTGACTTTAGAACCATTAGACTTTATCGATGCTTTGTTCTTTGCACTCGAATCGCCTGTTGGCTTAATTATATCATCGGATTTACCGTTGATAGTCTTTGATCCCTTACCATTTACTGTCTTGGAATATTCTTCGTCCACTTCATCAGATTTCTTAGCACCCTTTTTCATAAAGGCAAGAAACTTACCTTTCTTCTTTGACTTGGGTTCATCTTCGTCAGAATCTTCTGAATCGTCGTCGTCATCGCATTCCTTCTTATCTTCTTCAAGTTCGTCAGCGTCTGCATCGTCAGCATCAGCTTCGTCACCTTCTTCGACAGTTTCGTCCTCATCACCCGCATTTTCTGGAAGAAAGGACTCCCCTAAAATTACGCGATTGATGATTTCTTCAATTTTTTCGTTGGACATAACTTGAATCTCCTTTAGAATATATGTATACTACCTACAATTTTGATATGAAATGCTTGAACAGGATAACCGCTTGTTGTTCTAAGTGCCGTGTCGAAGTTGATTCTATGATTTTCTTGTATTTTTCAATAGTGATTGGAGACAATATCCCATTATCCCAAATCCACTCTTTACCTTCCATAATACCATCGACGAACGCGCCAGGGGCAGATGGATCAGCGACCACATCAACAGCGGCAAGCATAAAGTCTTCTTGAACTATATTGACACCATCTTCTTCTTTTAGGGTGCCCATGCCACGGGAAGAAACCCCCAACTTGGCACCTTCGTCCATAAGACTCTTGACGATCTTTCCATATGGGGTATCTAATATCTTTGATCGTCCAAGAACATTATTGTCTTCCAATTTGAGACATTTTATAATATGAGAAACTCTTTCCAAATTAACAGTCGGACCATCTGGATGACCTAATTCACCCATTGCTCGATTCTGCTTTACATATTCTTCATTATAACGGGTGATTTCTTTATTCATGACAGCACTAGGATATATTCTGCCATTTCTATTCTTGGTCTCGGCCTGCATGAACACACCCTCAATGAAATAATTCTTCTTGCCGTCTTTTTCTTCGGTAAGAAGTTTTACTTCCAGGGTTGTTTCTGTTATTAGCTTCAATTATTTCTTCTTATTTGTATTAGCCAGACTCCTGGCGAATTGTGCCTTCCGGAAGGCATCTTGTGTTCGAGGGTCTGTTGTGGATCCTGTTGCTATGCCTTGTTGAACATTATACATATCCGTCGCAATATCATTAGAGAAGGTTTGCTTGCCTCGAAGCTTATTGATGCCTCGTCTGATTAGACCAGGAGTATAAGTCGCTGTCAATCTTTTGCCATCGTCTTTCATTCCAACCTTGGATCTAAGAGCTTCATCCATATCGTCGTAGTCTTCT